ATTGATTTCCCGGCCGCGGAGTAAACCCCGCCCCTACAACCGTGGAGTACTAACGTCTGGGCCCACGCCCCCCAACGATGACCTGAATCGCAAGGTCTTTTCATTGCCATTGTCATAGCAAATCGCTTAGTGCGGGAGTACGCGGCTTATCCTACCACAGAAGGTAGGGGGCCCGGGCTTTCCTCACAAGCCTCTTGGCTGTGCAACCACTCTCATTCTTCGGGTCTAGCACCCACTATTTCTTATCGTCCATAGCGGGCCCGACGACGTTCCGTGCGGTTTGGCACTCAGACCAACCACACTCATACGCTGGGGGGGGTTCCGATTCCCGAAACAAATTGTCCTGATCGAACAATAAGCGATCGGGAATCGCAACAGACCGCACACCAACTTCTCGCGGTTGTTCGAAGGCTTCTCTCTCTAGCCTTCGACGCCGATTCACATCACTCAACCTAGCTCCAGAAAACTGGGAGCCACGGAAAGTCACGGAGCGAACCGGTCCACAAACAGGTTCAACCCTCCTAATGGAGGAAAGGGCGAGACAGTACCGTAGTGCTGCCTTGACACGACAACAAGAGAAGTCCAAAGTGAACTTCCATGCTGCCGTCTCCCTTGCCGCCATCTGGCGGATTTCCGCTGTCGTCTCCTCCTCCGGCAATCGGGAAAACTCCTCAGAAGAGAGAGTAATCCCATGCCCAACGGGCGGAGACGGAACCGGAACAGGCTCAGGATCGAAAAGAGCCAACTTGAAGAGTCCTCCAAGTCTCCAAGCAAGTGTCCCTCGGAAACCGAGCTCATGAAGAGTCAATCTAGTTGACCGCAAAGAGCGAAGTTTTGAGCGGAACCAGACCAACCCGGCGCGGAAGCGCTGGTTACTGGTAACACCTGCAAGAAACAAGGAAAACTCCCTGCCAAGCGAGTTCACGAACTCAGACGACCGTAGACGGCCGAAACGTAATGTAGGCACGACCCGAAGGTAGCCACCTACAAAACGTAACAGAGTACTGTTCAGAGAACCGTACTCACCGTCCACAGAAGTCTTTGTTCGCTCGACCTCGAGCCCAAGCTCCCCGACTTTCCCCATCCACACATCTGACGCCTCCTTCGTCGACTGAAATAGTATGTCATCCCCGTTTATCAAACAGGGGGCTGATACCGTCTCTTTCCAACTAAGCCCTGAGCATCGCATTGCATACAAGTACGCAATACGATTCTGCAGGCAAAGTAGAGGAAAAGAGAGGTAAGAGCCCATCATCTGTCCGATGGAAGGACGACCGACATACTTCTTAGACGAAAGAGGGCAACTCGACGGGCCGTCGACCCAATAAAGGATCGGCCGGAGAATCTGCATTGCCCTCTCAGTAACGGAGGCAGGAAGAACAGTGGAAGAGGCAAGGATAGTACCCAAGATCACCTCTGCGACTTCGATCGACAAATTGTCGGTAGCCGAAGCGTAGTCGCCTGATGTGAGGATACCCTTTCCCTGGTGGAACCCCGCTTTCGCAAGTTTCTCATCCGACACATCGCCTCGGGACAACCACTTACACCTCGAGAGGTGATTATAGATTGTCTTGTGAAGCGGTCGGAGGAGAAGCTCGTCGGATGAGAACTTCGTCAGAGGACGAGGCTTCCCAGCAGACTGGACGACGATCAATTCGGCTTCCGGAGCCGGGCGGTCAGGTCGAGAAGGACCACTAAGAGCTTCCGTAAGGAAGTCACTGTGATCAATTCCCGTACCCAACGCGCCTCCTTCGGAACGAGTCGAATCAGTCGTCGCGCTAAGCGGCGGAGATGTGAGGAGAACCTGCTCCTCGTAGCCCAGATCCCATCCCTTAGAGAAGAGACGGGATGTTTGCTGGGCTACAAATCGCAGGTAACCGACGGGGAGTTGACGTCTAGGTCGACGAACCCCCTCCACAAGCTTCTCCATCAAAGGGCTGGTCATGCACCCGCATGAATCCGGGAGACCCTTCTTGATGGACTGCCAGGCCATAATTTCCTTGTGGTCATTACTCGGGCAGGAACCTAGAAGCTTCTTTACCTGACGACTCTGTTCTAAGCAGTCGCCAGATAGGGAGAAGTTGGGGGCGGGACGTCCAAAGACGTACCCCCAGTCAGCAAGAGCGCGGCGGACATACT